CAGACATCACCGGAAAGCCAACAATCCCGCCAGCCTATACTTTGCCAGCGGCAACAACATCCGCTCTTGGTGGAGTTAAAAAGGCGGCAACGCAGGCAGACAGTACCGCAACGGATGCAGAAGGACTCGTAGCAGACTTTAACGCCCTGCTGGCGAAACTAAAAACAGCTGGGATAATGGCTTAGTATTGGAGGAGAGAATGGACTATTTAACATATGACGAACTAAAAGACATTGTCGGCGAGACTGTACCAGAAAGTGATTTTAAAAGGTACATCAAAAAAGCGTCTGCGGTTTTGGACAATCTCTCCGACAATTTTTATCAGTTTCATGATATCACAACAGACAATCAATTCAGGGCTGGCAAATTTAAAGAGGCCCTGACCTATCAGATAGCCTATTTTGCGGAGTTAGGAGCAGACACATACGAAGGAATCAATAAGGCCCCCCAAACCTTCGCCATAGGCCGCACAAGTGTTTCTAATGGCTCCCGGTATAATGCCGGGGGAGAAAACGAAACAAAGAGTCTTGTGTGCAAGGATGTATATATTGCATTGGAGGGAACCGGGTTGCTGTATCGTGGCGTGGGGAGGTGTTCCACATGGTAATTCCAAAGCCACCCAAAAAATCTCTTGTAGACACTATCCAGTACGAAGAGATAACAGGCAAAAATGATTATAATGTTGCACAATACGCTGCACCTATGACGATATCCGATGTGAGGATAGATAGAACCACAAAGTATAACTATACATCCGGTGGCAGGACTATCTTGTACAATGCAGTTATATTCTGCTACGCAGGCCTATCTACTCCTATGCTGGACTTCCTGGAGGAATCCAGAGTTACGTTTGACGGGCAGGAACACATTATAATCAACGTCCTAAAAAACCATGAGCCATATTCGGATGCAATCTATTCGATAGAGCTGGAGGTGGTCTAGTGGGAGTTAGCATTAACGTCAATCTAGACGGCGTATACAAGAAATTAGGGCCTGACGCTGTCAGAAAAGGGCAACACGCAATGGCTAATCAGATGCTATCTGACATGAATCAATTTGTTCCGAAGCTCAGCAACACATTGCGAACTACCGGACATGTATCTGGGGGTGGAGATTCCATAATATGGAACACGAAGTACGCAAAGGCACAGTTCTACGGAACCAACGGAAGAGCGGTGTTTAAAAACTACTCAGCCCCAGGCACCGGGCCGCGCTGGGACTTAAAGGGAAAGGGAATGTACATGGAACAGTGGAAAAATGCATACGTAAGGGGGGCGGGGATTTGAATTTCATAGAGGCAATAACAGAAAAGATTAACTCCGACCTCGTGCTCCCTGTGAGCATCAAAAAGGGGTATTTAGATGTCGGAGAAAGCCTTGTCATGTATCCTCTCCCGGGCGGTCAGAAAGTCCGGGAGTATATGGACGGGGCAAAGGATATTTCACTCAATTATGAGATAGCCATGAAGTCGCAAAACCCTGAATTACTTGGGGATTCATTGTGGCAGATATCAGATTTTATTGAAAATTTAAGCAACTTAGAAAGCAATGATTTCGCTTTCAATTCAATCCAGATTACAAACAAGCCATACATCACCCAAGCCGATGAACAAAGCTGGCTTGTTTTTGTACTAGATTTTGAAGCAAAGATAACAACAGATTAGGAGGTAATATTATGTCAAGATTAAAAAACGCCCTTAGGGGGCACTTTATCGGAGTATTTACCGCAGCAACTCCGACCACGCCACCTACAGAATGGTTGGAACTGGCTAAGTGGATTTCCGCTGTAGGGGACGAAACGGAGGAACAAACGGATGATACAGGATTTTATGACGGTGACGGAACACCTGAAACATCTGTGACAGGAGTTGCTGGAGCATACAGCTTTGAGGGATTCTATGATGCAGAAGACCCGGCGCAGGCTATGATTGCCGGGATGAAGTACAAAATCGGTGATGATAGAAAGGTTTGGCACAAAATTGTATCTGCTGACGGGGAAAAACAGTGGGTAGGGCCCGCAACCGTATCGGATATTATCGCAGGAGCAGGGGACGCTACGGAGTTTGAGGACTTTTCCTGTACCATTACATATAATCAGCTTCCCAAAGAGAGTCCAGTATCGGGGGAATAATACCCCCGGCCGTGGCAGCCGTAGCGGGTACGGGGGTAGCGGGCATGGCTGTAGTAACAGATGATTCAAGCGGAGAGGACTAACCTTTCCGCTTTTTCTTTTTAGGAGGACAAATGAAGCCAATTAAAGCAAGACCAACTATTATAGATATCCCTTTTGTGGATGAAAATGACAACGAATTGTTCACACTCCATTTTGACCGCTCCGATAAAAATGTGAATAGCTTTTACGACAAGATGTCAGGCATGGAAAAGACAATTAAAGTACTTGAAGAGAACCCAGAGGCGGAGGTTGACGAAAAGGAATTTATCAAAAAAATTGCTGACAGTTTTCTTGGCGAGGGAGCCTTTGAGAAGATTTACTCCATTAACAATTCAACTTTTATCGTATCAAAATACCTCTTCCAGATTGCGGTAGGAATTAAAGAGGAGTTTGAGGAAGAGGATAAAAAAGCAGTATTTGACAAGTACAAGTAGGTGACATTATGGGATTAAAAATACAATATCCCCTCAGCGGAGAAACGCCGGAGTGCACCTGCATCGACACTGTAACCATAGATGGATGCGAATACAGGGTGAATGCCTCTTTTGACAAGCTTTTGAGAGTATTCGACCTGTTAGACGATAAAAATGTACCAGAACTTATAAAAGCCGATGTGGGTATACGGGTTCTGGTACAAGACAATCTTTCGGAGTTGGATGCTATTGAAAAAAGTGAACTCTTGAAGAAGATTATAGAGTATTATTCCGGGATAAATGATGTTGAACCGGATACAGACCTACAAGGCAATCCATTGCCCAAAAGAGACATTAAGGAAACATACCGCATCAATCATGACGGTGACCTGATATATTCGGCATTCGTCCAGGCGTACAAGATAGACCTTTTTGAGCAGCAAGGGAAACTGCACTTCAAAAAATTTACTGCCCTCTTAAAAGGTCTGCCGGAGGACACACAATTTGCGAAGGTTTGCGGGATAAGGTCTTATAAAAAGCCAGGGAAAAAGGATACATACGACAAACAAATGTTGAAGCTACAGGAGATATACAGGTTGCCAGATAGAGAGGAGGTGCAACATGGCTGACGGAGTAGTAGAAATAAAAGTCAAAGTGGACGGAAAAGAAGTAGAAACCACGATTGAGGGAATGGATAAGTTACAAGGCTCCAGCAAAAAAGCTGCCTCCGGGATGAAAGAGCTTACCGCGTCTATGGTGGCCGTAAAAGTAGGTTCTGCCGCTTTAAAAGTGTTAAATGACGCTCTCTCAGACTCCATAAAACGTTTTGACACAATCGAAAGGTATCCAAAGGTTATGGAGTCTCTTGGATACAGTACAGAAGTAAGTAGTGCATCTATCCAAAAGCTGTCAGACGGAATAGAGGGGCTCCCCACGAAGCTTGACAGCGTGGTTGCCAGCACCCAAAGAATGACAACCATAACTGGGAACCTCAACAAAAGTACAGATGCCGTTCTTGCCCTTAACAACAGCTTTATGGCGAATGGCGCTAGTACCGCTGATGCAGAACGGGGCATGACGCAGTACATACAAATGCTGTCAAAAGGAACCGTCGACATGCAATCCTGGCGTACCCTACAAGAGACAATGGGTGTCGCACTCCGTAAGACAGCGGAGGAAATGGGATACCTGGGAACCAATGGAGTAAATCAGCTTTATTCAGCTTTGCAGAGTGGCAAAACGACATTCGCAGAGTTTCAGGATAATCTTATAAAGATAGGTACCGGAACAGGAGAGATTGCACAACTGGCGCAGGAAAACAGCAAGGGTATTGAAACCAGCTTTCAGAACCTTAGAACTGCAGTTGTAAGGAACCTGGCCGACATGGTAAAAGTTTTCGACGAAATGTCGGAGAAGATAACGGGCAAGACCATTGCGGATAATCTAAACTCTTTAAAAGGGGTTGTCAATTCGACTTTTGGGGTGATGAAAACTGTTGTCAAGGGAACTACCCCGGTTTTTGAAGCTTTTGCATCTGTCGTCAAGGCGACAATTAAAGTAGCCAAAACCTTATCCCCGGCAATTGAGGGAGTAGTTGCGGCTTTTGTTGCGCTAAAAATTATCTCAAAAGTGAATGGGATAATAGAAAAATCCAACAGCCTAATCGAGACTGCCAGAAAGTCTAGTGAAGGACTTACAACCATTACCAATCTATACAGCGTGGCGACCGCAAAAAGGACGGTGGCGGAGTCGGCTAGTGTCACCGCGACCAAGGCACAGATAGCGGCACAAGCGGCGCAAAACGGAACCGTAGGACTCGGGACTGCCGCCATTGGTATATTAACAGGCTCTATAACTCTGCATGAAGCGGCAACTATAGCAGCCACAGCAGCAACCACAGCTTTTAACGCGGCCATAGGATTTTTGACAAGCCCAATTGGC